AGTACCAATTAAGCATAGTATTGTAGTTAGCCAAGTGAATATTATAGTTGTCATATTTATCCTATTTTACTGTTTTTATAAGTTCTGTGACTACCCAACCTTGGACTTTCTTATTAAATGGCTTACACATCAAAATTAGCTGGTATAATATCCTGCTAAAGAAAAACTCCCTTTGCTCTTCTATAGTGTTATTAGATAAGCAAACTGTAACCCATCTTCTCTTTTTCAATCTCTCTAAGAACATATAACCATAACTGGAAATATCATCTTCTATCGATCCTTCCCTTAATAAATAGCTTGCAGTCTTTCTTAAAAATCTAACCACCTTACCTGTTTCGTGATGTTTATATAATTCTCTGAGTCTGCATAACGTGAAACTACTATTAAATATTCCCTTATCATATAGAAAATTGATATAATCCAGTCTGTCCATATTTCCTCTATTTCAAGTCCCAAGCATTAGCCAACTGATATACCAAACCCGACTCCTCACTACCATAAAAAGGCTGTAAAAAGCACTCTAAGAGCATATTAAACCTTTGTCTATCTGCCATCTTATTTGAATTTAGTACACAAGCTCTTAAATATGCCATAATAGCTTGTCTGACTTGTTCGTGCTGTCCTTTATAGGTTTGCATAAAAGATTTCACCATATCCCACCTTGCACCAGACTTTATAATCCCCTGACATAATACTCTAACATCAGCTTCCATTTTTTTATCAACATCAACCATAGCAACTGCCTTATCAGCATCTCCGCCATTTAGCTTATAGTTTTCAAGTAGCTGTATTGATGTTCTTGTATTGCCATCTGAAGCTAAGACTAATTTTTTAACGTCATCTGTGCTTATTTTTATATCTGCTTTATTTGCTACGTGAACCATATTTAGCGCCATATCCCTGTTTGATAGTGCATTTATGGTTACTATCTTACATCTTGATTTTAATGCCTTTCCCATCTTTTCAGGTTCAGTAGTAGCAAATATGACGGTGGTTTTTGGTGGCACATCCTCGCAGACTTTTAATAATGCCTCTTGACTTGCCTTTAAGAGTTGGTGAGATTCGTCTATATAGTACACCCTACAATCAGCGTTCCTACTCATAGGATTAGTCCCCATTAACTCCGCTTCTGATCTAATCCTATCTATGCTTCTATCTTTTCCTCCGTCTAATGTCCTAAAGTCCATACCATCTGGATTTACTCCCATTTTGCTGGCGTATATTCGAGCGATGCAGGTTTTTCCACTACCACTTGCCCCTGCTAATAGGAAAACTTTAGGTCGCTTTTCAAATGGTAACTTTAATATAGATTTGAACAGATTTACTGCGTTATCCTGTCCAAAAATATCATCAAATGTTTCTGGTCTAAATTCATTATACATTCCCATAGCTAATCTCCTTTTTGTTAATTGCCTTTCCACATTTTGATAGCACATTTAGTGTGTACTGTCTTGGGTTCTGAATTAGCGCTTTGTCTAACTCTTACTCTTTTATCCTCTTTGTCTATGTTCCTGCCACAAACAAAACAAGTATATTTATGGTTATACCTACTCATAATTAAATCCTCTCCACATACCCTACTTCTTCAATTTCTGCCCACGAACATCCTTTATCAGCAAGTGCATATTCGGCTTTTAATGGAATTGTTACCCACTGCCAATCTTTTCTAACTTCATCCTGACATTCCCAATATAAAGCCAAAATATCATTAACTTCTTCAGGAACAGCATCAAAAGTAATAGCATCGTGGATTTGTGCTATCATCTTGCTTTCCATATTATATTTTTCCATTTTAGCTTGCATACGAATCAATATATTAAGTAAAAAATGGAAACTCGGTCCTTGAATTGGTGCGTTTAATATTTGTGTTTTTGTAGATAATTGAGTCAAATAAAATCCTGTCTGAACTTGTAACCAGCCTTTTTCACAATATTCCTGCCATACATCTTCTTTCCATTGAGCATATCCACCAAACATTTCACTCCAAAATTGCCGTTCTACTTTTATAATATGAGCAGAAAAAGAATCTAAGTCCATAATCCCCTTAGACAATAGATGCTTAGTTAAACTCATACCGTTTTTTAATTTATTTCCTTCATCTAATGCTTGTTCCCACAGATTAGGTGCTACTGTTTCGTAAGTTGCTCCATAAAATTCAGCAAAAGTAAAATCTCCCTTAGCTGCATTTCTAATTTCCCTTGTTACTTCGTCTTGTTCTAATAGATATATCCTCATAGCGCCGTCTCTATGCATATCCAGAGAGTCATCAGTAACATAAGCTAACATATTCTCGTCTTTATGGATACAAGCACCAATAGCACACTCAGCACCTTTTAAGTCCATATCTAAGAGCACATTGCCATTAGAGCGTGGTATAAATCCTCTACGAACTAACTCTCTAAGCATTTTATCTCTTACTGGTTGATTTTGCAAGTTAGGATTTCTACAACTACTTCTATATGTTTTAACTGTATGTAATTGAAAATCTGCGTGTATAAAATCGTCATCTGATAACTCTCTCAGAGTTGCTACAATATAAGTAGAATATGCTTTTGACAATCTTCTATATCTTAGTAGTCTTGATGCAAATTCTGTTGGCAATCTTCCTATAACTTCAGTATCTACACTTTCATTTCCTTTTTCTGTTATCTTAAATTTATCAAAACCTATTCTCTTTAGGATTGCTTTTAATTGGTCACCTGAGTTCATATTAAGCATCTCCCCATAGGTATTGTGCCACTCTTTACCTATCTCGGTTTCTCTTAATATTTCCATCCTTAAATCATCTGCTTGTTTTTTAATTACAGGTTCAATAGATTCATAATATTTCCTATCTACCTTGAATCCATTTGCAGATACTTTAGCTAAGGCATTTGCCCCATCCATAAATAACTTAAAGGCATTAGTTAAGTTCATTTTTTGTTTCCTTTATAAATCAAATAGCGTCTTTTCTGTTATACAATGAGGACTAAACCATACTCGCTCTTTAGTTCTATTTTCAACATCTCTTTTCTTTTTAGCTTGATTCTCATATCCACCTGCTGCTCTCCACTCAAAAACATCCCATCCTAAATCTTCAAGTTCATTGTGCTCACCGTCATACCCACATATCGCTATCCTATATTTGCTATTGTCGCCATTCTTTATGCACCACCCTCTAACATCATCAGCAACTGTAAAACTGTCTTTATTATATAGCTCTGCTCTTCCTGCATCTTCCCCATATGGAGGGTCTAAGAATACTCCACATTTTCCACTCTTTCCTATCGATTTATTGCTTGTTCTCCAATTACCTCCCATAACTCTTGACCAATCACCACAAACAACCCTAACTTGCCTTAATCTAACAGCAAGCTCGTTTAACCATCTCGATATCCCATCTAAGCTATCCTTTTGCATAGTGCCATTTCTGGATGTTAGATGAGGTCTTGAACAGTTATACTTATCTCTAACTTTTATCATATCACTACCAATCCAGTTAGCAGCACACCATACCCAATATCCTGCTAATTTGGTATCGTAAAAATCAGGGTCATCTATTAGCTTTTTTCTTAATTCATCTTGGACTTCTTGTAGTTGCCACCTTCTTGCCATCAATTCTATATGATTGGTTGGGAAGTCACAATGATATGCTACTTCGTTGGGATTATGTTTTATAGCTCTCCACACATTACATATATTGCCATCATAATCATTGGCTATCTCTACGCCATAACCCCCGTTTGGTCTTGCTAATAAAACAGCACCACTACCAAAAAACGGCTCTATGTACATCTTAACTCTGCCAAATCTTTTCCAGACTTCCGCTGCTACGGAACCTTTACCACCAAAATACGGAAAAGGCGCTTTCAAATTAACTGTTTTCATACATAACCTCCTCCCAGTGCCCTATATTCTCATAAGTTGGAAATGTTTTATCAATATTAGCTAAAGTTTGCATCATTAAAACTGCTATCCTCATCTCAACTAAACTATCAATCCCATTATACATTAGCAACTTTCTTGGTGGGACTCTATGCATATTATTAAGTGCGTTGTTTCCGTACTTAGCTTCATCTCTTTTATCTGCTCCAATATATTGTGCTACATCTTTATCCCACGGTTTACATCCAAGAAGCATAGGAGCAATAAATCCTACACCAGTAACCCCTGTATCTCGGTTATCTATTGTATGAGCTAAAAGCATAGAACAAACATTCATACTATTACCCCAGGTTCCTATTTTATCATCACTCCACATCAACTCAAACTGCATATTGTGTGCTATCTTTTTTATATGCTCTGCTTCTAGATATTGTTTCATATATGGAATTAACTCATCTTCCATCATAAAAGCATAAGAACTATCAACACCATCACTAATCGCACAGCTTAAAATTCTATGCCCTTTATTATATGGTCTAAGTCCTGTTGTTTCATAATCGATTGCGTGCCACTGCGTTTTGTTGCTGCTTACTTGCGTTTTAAGCCAGTTCTTAGCCTCTTTAGGAGTTAATAGCATAATACAGTCAGCTTCCTCTCTCCATTCTCTATAAGGCATTGTAAGAGCTATAACTGCTTGCATTATATCTCGTTCTATTATTTTATTTGATACTACTGTCTTATATGACTCCTTAAATGGTAACCAAGTAGAAACAGAGTAACACTTATGCTTTCTAAAGTTATGAGTAAATCCGTGTACCCTTTCAAGATTAACTGCTCCTGGGATTGTGTCTTTTAATATATATCTTGCTGATAGACTCCCTACTGTTAATATTACTTTTGGTTTTAAGCTATCAATAAGAAAATCTAACGCACCTTTACAGCACTCCATATTCTTTATCACAGGTCTTTTGGTGAAACATCTTATAGCAGAAGCAACATAACAATCATCTTCTACTATTATTCCGTATTGGTAAAGTGTATCTCTAATAAAAGAATACTCATAACCTGTAGCAAAACTATTCATTGTATTGTGTACTGGTAATTGTGAATCAAAAAGTATCAATAATCCCCGCTTACCTTTACCATAAACAGGGATATTGGTTTTCTTATCTAATCCACAGGCAGCACAATTTGGACTACCTAATATCACCTTAATACTCCATTGCTTCTAAGGATACCATAGTTCTGAAATTAGTTCCATATCCTAATAGCCTGTATCCATCTGTTTTATACTTTTCTGCTAACTCAATTATATCGTTTAATGCTTTTAAGTTCACAGCAAATCTAATATCTTCTTTGGTTACTACTTTAGCTCTCTCTGCAAATTTACTGCCATCTTGCCTTTCTGCTGTTAAGTCCATATTACCATCACGCATTAGAATATCAACCTTACGAACTTTTTGACTATATCCAGAAAACGGGGTACATCTTTGCAGTATATCCTTAATAGTTGCTGGAAATCTGAACTCGTTACTTGTAGGTTCATCTAACATTTCCTTAATAGCTTCAAAAGGAAAGTTAATATCTGCTCTCATTCTTGATGTATATATAACCCCATCTTCATTTATCAGATGTAGCCAATTGTTCTTTGATAGGTACTTTTTAGGGGCATCTCTATTAACAAACCCAACTGCTTCAGGAGATACATATATAGGTTCTTTAATTAATTCAATAGCCTCATCACCTAAGTAAAATTCACATACTGCTAAACTTCCCTTACTATATGCGTAACCGTCTTTAATTACTACTCTACTTGAAATACTATCATCCCCATCGCAAGCAAAAGCAGTATAAAGCAAGGATAACGCAAAAGAAGCAGGTAAAACATTATACTCATCAACATCGACCTCTATAATCTCTTGTGGGTAAATAATATCATCTCTAATAGCAAAATCAGCATAAATAGCAGAGTCACCTTTTTTAGATGCTCCTTGAATTTTTAGTGCATCATTTACAATACCCATAACAAGCTCACTGTCTGGAACGCCACGGACAAATTCATATAACAAATTAGCTTCTACTGCGCAATTAGGTATATCTGATATAAATGGGATTGTCATACCTGTAAAGTCATTAAAAGCGTGTATTCTACCATTCTGAAATATAGTGTACTGAGATGTATCTGATATTTCACTTGGCTGTACATTTAATCTTAGTGTAGTTAGTGCAGATAATAAGTCTTTTTTACCTACTTTAATTCCTTTAGGTCTTTCATTACTCATTGTTAATTTTCCTTTCTGTTAGTTTTTATTATTGACTGCTTTATAGATTTCCATGGCTCTATCTATTTTGCTTTGTATTAGGTCTTTTGTGTTATCAGTGTTCATAGATTCTGATGCTACTCTTAGTCCTACGGCATAATCTCCTCCTACTGCATCTGCCATATCTGATAACTCACAAGATAGCTCCAATAGGGCAGCATTAAGGATTGTCTTTACTATCCGTCTAACTTCATCTTCTGTATATGTTTGTTTTTCTGACGGTTCTGATAATTCTACTAACGCACCACTATCAATTTTATATCCTCTACCATTAAAAGACAGAACAATCTCTCCTAAACTATCTGGCATCATAATCTTTCTCCTATTCTTGCTAAAGGGTTAATTTCATATTCTCCGTTGTCCTCAAATAAATAGCTTGTATGAGAATGTGAAAAGCTATCTAATATATTCTGAGTGATTTCATTTGCTTTATCTATGCTTATTTTATCATCTGTCAGTTCCTCATATAATGTTTTACTTTCCATAGCTAACTCAAAACATCTAAAAGGTGACTCAGCTAATAGAAACATATAATAAACTACACAACCTTCAAAAGAAACATCACCTAATTCCTCTTTCAGCATTTGTTCTTCTTCTGTTCTAAAGCCATATTTCCTTAAAACAATCATCTCATCTTCTGTAAATTGTTCTAAGTCGTTCATAGTTAATTGTTTGATAAATCCCTGTAATATATCTTTGAGATTTTTAACATTATGAACTTTTATATAGCTAATCTCACCTTCAGATAAATTGAACATATTAGCTATTTTTAAGGTTATATTTCTAAGCTCCAATTCCATAAAAGCCCACCTCCTAATCTTTCTACTATTTTTTCACACATCTCTTTATCTTTTTCAATTAGAATACATTTCCTGTCAGTCATTAAACACGCCTCACCAGTAGAACCCGAACCTGCTGTGAAATCTATTACTGTATCTCCTTCTTTGGTATAGCATTGAATCAGATAAGCTAATAAATCTACTGGTTTTTCTGTAACGTGAATTGCTTTTGATTTTGGTACTGAATTATATTTAAGTAGGTTATTATGAAAACCTGTATAAGCAGTATACTCCCTTCCTACTTGATTTGGTCTTGCTCCTAAATACCCACCGTGGGTTCTATCTGTTATTGTTCTTTTTCCAGCTTCTTTGATACCTTGGGGATAGTAATTCATTCTTTTATCTTTGAGCAGCGATTTGTGTCCCATAGATGCTAAGGAGAATACGCATATTTCTTCCATAATCGCCATCGGTCTATTTTTACTATGCTGAAAACAAGTTGCTACGCTCTTTTCCCAATACCAACAATATTTGAAATTATCTATATTACTCATTATTAGGTTGGCTGAAAATGGAGGACAACCAAATACACATAAAGCTCCATTGAATTTTACTATATTATGTACTCTCTCCCACATAGATTTTAGTGGTATGACAGAATCCCATTTAGCTGCTGTCATACCATACGGAGGATCTGTTAAGCACATATCTACTTTCACATTATCATCATTTAACTGCTGCATTACATCTAAACAGCATCCGTTGTATAGTGTTATTTTATCAGTTTTATAATAAGGCATATCTTTTCCGTTTATCTTTTAATGTAACACAACTTTTCTATATTTCAAGCAACTTTTCTATATTTTATTATATTATTTTATTGCTTGAGGTGGTTTGCTGTATTCATAGTGAGAGATTATATGAGGTGTTCCCATAGATAAGCAACCATAACACTTAGCCTGATTTGCTTCGTTAAATGGATGCTCTCGTTTGTTCAATGCAGCAATCCGCCATACGTCATTACTTCTTTCCTCTGGTCTTTGGTTAATTGCGAAAAAAGCTGTAACGTGGTCTAATTTTCTTCTATCCTCTGTAAATGCTCTTAATGTTAAATCTTCAAAATCAAAAGATGAGCTATTTGCCTGTGTAGCAGTAATAAGCAAGCAATCAAACATATCAGAAAATCCTCTTAAATATGTCCATCTCTTGTTCACACTTGTCCTCTCGTCCCTTGCTTCGTTTGCCATAATATCAGCATAGTCCAATATAACAACATCTGGTCTGTCCCAGTCGTACATTTTACATATCCGATTAACTATGCTGGTCATTCCTGCACAAGTTAATGAGCCAGATGTAAACGCCTCAACGTGTAAAACCCCACCCTTATCCAGCTCTTTCCACTTATCTCTTAATTTTTTTGCTGTATCTGCTGTTAATAATGGTCTTTCAACTTTTTTGTAACTAACCACTCTTTCCCATTTATCGCACTTAGTACAAGGTTTATAGCCATCATCCTCAATTATAGGTGGATCAAATATGTTGTTAAAATCATCTAATAAGTCTCCTCTACCATCTCTTTCAAAACACTCTCCTGTCTGATTCTTTTTACAATCTAATACAGGAATCCTCTGGTTTTGTCTATAATGTTCGCTTCTTGTAGTTGCTCCATCGCCTTGTAATATTCTCATCTCACATTGTTTTCTTGTCATATCTCCAGTAGAAAGGAATATTACCTTATTACCCTGATTCCTTGCCATTCGTGCTAAATAGATAAGCCAATGAGATTTACCTACTTTGTTCCTGCCAAATAACGAAACAAAACCATTCCTGACTAAAGTATTGTTCATTATCTTACCTAATTCACCAGTAAGTTCAATTAACCTTTCTTCCATATCAAAGAAAAGGTCATCAATCTCGCTATCATCTGCTGTTAGAATATCCCCGCCCTCTAATCTTTTTCTCTCAATGGGGATAACTTCTGATAAGAGCTTTACTGCTTCTTTTAACTTACCTTCTTCTGCTAATTGCTGTGCCTCACCTGTTAGTAATTCGATAGATTGTTTAGTGAAATATTTGTATGCTTCAGAAATCTCAAAATCAATATCTGTCACATTTGCCTGATTTTTGAAAGAGTTAAGGATTACTGATATGTCTGTAAAAACACTCTCTGAAATTTGACCTAAACCAACGCAATTATCAACTATCTCATCTAATCTTTCCTTTGGTGCTTCATTGTATTCGTTATAGTAATTGATACATAAATATACCAATCGTTCTATACTTAAATTCTGTAATAATCCTCTTTTATATTCAGAAGCAACCTCAAATAAAAAATCAGTATGGTAAGCACATAAATAAGCAATACGAAGCTCTAAATTTGTATGTACTTCTTTTATTTCCATTTTTCATTATACTTTCTTAACTAATTGTATCTGTATAGTAGAGTAACCAATCCTCATAGCTAATCCCTCTGCTGTAGGTAAAGTGTAATTAGCATAAAATACCTGCTTACCTGCACTATATAAGGAGTTTACAAGATTAAAAATAAAGTCATACATATATTTATTATCAGTTTCAAAATTATCAAAAAACAAGCAATCAGCAGATGAGAGTATTTCTGTTTTTAGTCCGTTATATAGTTTAAAGTCTGCCCTAAGTTCGCATATAAAGTCTGAAAAATCTACAAACTTTACTGATTTACCTTTAGTTATCATATACTCTGCTAAAGCTACTAATGCCTTTGTTTTTCCTAATCCTGAGTCACCAGTTAATAGTGCACCCTTACCTTTATCTATTTCTGCTATTTGAGATTTTCTTAGATATTTTGAAAGTTTATCTCTGTTTTCTACATACACCTTTGGAAAATCTGCTTTAGTTAATATATGAACAATAGCATCTTCGTTTCTTTTCTCCATCTCAACTATCTTATCTATATCACAATCAGGGCAATATGGTCTATAACTTGTTCCTCTTGCTGATATGACTGGATATTGTTGTATAGATAGTCCACAATCACAGCACTTACCCATCACCTACCTCCATTACTTGAATATTATAAAATCCATTTCTATTACCTTTTTTAGCTGTATGAGGAATGGATAACTCATTTATTAAATCATCTCGCACTATATGTTCTAGTCTAAAATTCTGCCTTGTCGGATATACAGATGATTTAAACTTCTTAATAAATTCCTCAATACGTTCCTCTGAGAAATCACTAAAATACTCGATAAATATTTCAAGTTTTTTATAATGAAATCTCCTGTAGCCTCTATTTAATATCTTAGCTACTCTTTTTAATATTTCGTGAACTTTCTCATCATTCATTTTTCTTTGGTGGTGATGTTTTTCCTGTTACGTAATTAAATACTGTGGTTCTTGATACATTAAATTTCTCAGCTAATACCCCATAGCTATAACCCTTCTTCCTTAGCTCTAACACTCTCATATATTCGTTATACGAGAGTTTCTTTGTTCCCCTATCTAATACTACCTTTGTCTTTTTGTCGTTCATCTTTTAGTCCTTTATTCACCCGTTTATTAGTGTTTTTGCTGGATATATTCTCTGTAATGCCCTTTTTGCTATAATCCTTAACTCTTCCGGAAATTCTTTAGGATTACTTACTATAGCTTCGTAATACTCATCGGGTAACTCAGTCATTTTGTAACCATTGTAGATTCCTTTAGTACAATACGGAGTGTCCCTTCTAAATTCAAACACGCCAGTAGAGTCAATTTTTCGTGATAACTTAATTGATAGGTACCTGATTTCTGGAAAAGAGAATTTAGTTAATAATATCCTAAACTCATCATACAACTCTTTCGCTGTAGGTGGTATATCAGTTAAAATATATGACAAATCAATCACCTCTGCATAATTTAAGTATTCAGGCTTTATCCATTTTGCTGAATCGTGTGCATTTCCATAGACCTCTCTTGCTGTGATTATTACTTTATCTCTTGTGTGCTTCCTCATCTCTTTAAAAAACTCAGATGATATGTTTCCAGCACCTTCATTATTTACTATCTTTGTGTATATTGGTTCTTTGTCCTGTTCTGTATAGATGTCTGCAAATGCTAACCTATCCCAAACTAAACTATCAGGAACATATACATAAGATAGTGCTATTATATTGTTTACCATTGATGTAACCTTAATGCCTTCCTGTTAAGTTCTAACGTATCTATTAAACATTCTTTCAATAATTTAGTCTCTGCCTCTAATGCATCTAATCTACTCTCTAATTCGTATGAGTCTGGGGATATAGAACAGCTGCTAATCGAGATAATGATGGAGATAACAGCAAGCAAAACTACAAAGCTATTAAATCCTCTTTGGTTATTCTCTTTTCTATACAACTTATCCTCTATATTAGTATTAATCTTTGACATCTTGATTCTCCTTTTCTTTTTGTATAAACTCATATGCTTCTTTACAAACTTTAATGATTTGTTGTCTTTCCTTAATCATTTCCTCTACCATTTTATCTATTTCTTTGCTCACCGCTATCTCCAAGTTTACCATATTCCTCTGATATTAGCTTTACTATTTTCCTGTTTAAGTAGAATCTCGCTTTTAATAGTTCCTGTAGATTAGTATTACCTTCCTTCAGCCCATTCCTCCATATATACTTAATCACATTCCCAATACAAAAATCATAATGTTCTGATATATCTATACACTCTACCCCAGACGGATGAGATGTGTAGTGGTCTGGTTTGTTTACTGTATCGTTAAGTTTTGAGTCATTGTCTAAGTAGTCTTGTATAATGTTATCTTCCATATGTTTTAGTTGTTTTATTGGCTCACACATAATTGATTTTCCTTTGCTTTTTCTACTTCTAGTTTAATCATCTCTGCTAATTGTCTTGTTTGCGGAAATACATCTGATTTAGTTCTTACGTCAATTATGTAGTCCCAATCTTCAAATGTAGCGGTTACCATAGCTTCTGACTTAGTGCACATTGGTAAGATAGATGCTGCTTCCTCTGGTTTTGCTCCTTCCTCTAATAATTGCATATAGGCTCTTTCAGCTTGCAGTACTGAATTTTCCCATATATCATAATTCAGAGTACCAACATCAAATAAAGGCTCAATGACTGTAATTCCGTGCCTATATCGACAGTATCGGGTTGATTCCTGAGATATAGATAGTTTCCTGTGTCTGAATAACTGTCTTAAAACTTGTATGGAAGATGTTAGATGTAAGGTTATATAGTCTGTGCCTTGATCTTTCAAGTTTACTATACCATCTAAACTATACCCATTCTCTATAAATTCTCTTGCATTGTCGTAAAAATAAAGAGATGTCTGCCAATGCTCAAAAACTGATAAATGTCCTCTGTCTACTAACATCTGGCAGAACTTTTTAGCACTATCTTCTGTAATCCTATCTTCTGACTTATAGCACACTCTACCACAAATCTCTATCTTCTTGTAAAAATCTGACTCTAATATTGGCTTTGCTTCTTGTTTGACTATTTTCATTTTACACTCCTCCAGTAGCATTGTGGTATGTCGGACAGTCTCGGATAAAAATCACCACCACACTTTGAAATTTCTTTTGCACTTTCTAACACCAACCTCTCCCACTCTTTGTGGTTCTCTATGTATTCTGGTGTCGGTGTATAGCTTGTTGGTAAGTGTATTCTGAAAATAAGCTCATCGTGTTCCCAATCGTATTTAGAATCTATTACAAGCATATCAAAAAACTTATAAAAATCTGTTTCTCTCTTATAAAAAAATTCACCAGATAGTAAGTCTTTTAGTTCTCTATCAAAATCAGCTAATCTATTATCCATTCTATTTTGATCGAACCATACTCCATCATACATAGAGCTTGCGGCATCAAATACTGCATCTTTTGTTTTCATCTTAATCTTCCTTTCTTGAGATTCCGTCATATGCATCTGGGATTCTATTGTCGTAAACTTCTTCAATCCCATCATCAACGCTTATCTCTACTGATTCGTCTACTTCCTCTAAAATAGCATCAGGAGCAAACAACATCTCACCTTTTTTTAACTTGATATATCCAAAAACTTCATTATATCTGTCGAAAATTCCTACCCACTGCCGACCCGCTGCGTTTGTTATCCTTAATCTTGTTCCTATATCAAATCCTGTCCAGTTGTTGTTTTTTCTTTTTCCTTTTTCTCCTCTTAAATATGCTGCTCTGGTTAAGTTATTATCCTTAAGGTGTTTTTTATATGCTTCTACAGATTCCCATATATCATCTCTTCTATATACAGATGCTACACTACCCCTACCATCTACTAAAACCTCAGCTTCATTAAATTTAAGAGCTTCCCTAACATACTGGACAGCTTCTCCTGATTCCTTGACGAACTCTGCTATGGTGATGTTCTTTGGGTCCTTAATTAATCTCTTGTACTTGCTCTTCATATTTCCTTCGTTTATTTATCTGTTTATGTAAGTGTTTATAAAGTAACTCACAAATACAATATCGCAAACTACTTTATTATGATTTTTGTTGAGATTTTTTATTCACAATGTAGCCATAATCTCCAATCACTTTATTTATTTGTGCTATAACCATCTCTGTTGTAATGCTTTTTGTGCATATAAATCTTCTGTTGATGTGAGTCTGTAACTCTGCTCTCAGATTTCGTATATTAGCTTCTGTTCTATTTGGACTATCCTCTTCTTCTCTTAACGATCTCTCTGCTTGCCTGATGTCTGTATCTATTCTAGGGCACCAATGCATCTCGTGTCTATCGAAATCTATCCTGTTATCGTTCCAGCAACCTATACATCCGCACATAGGATTTATCACTCTATAATTATCAAACTCGGCAAATGGTAAAGAGAATCCTGAAATCATAATAACAGGAATATCTACACACCAAGCAAGAGCGGCTAATCCTGAAGGGGTGCCAATAAAGAAATCACATTGCCTTAAAACATCTATTCTATCTTGTAATGGATAGTCCCCTGTAAGATCAATAGCTCCATTTGGGATGGTGTTTATGATCGGAGGTAATCCACATATCGGGTCTCTGTCAATGCAAACTGCTTCGTAACCTATGCCATTTAGATATTTAATTGTGTCATACCAGCCTCTCGGATTGTTCCAAAACTTACACTGCTTGCTGCCTGTATATGAAATAGCCACGTATCGTTTGCTTTTAGTTTGTTTTAGGGGTTTTGTTTTGCTCTTAGATACATTGGGTGGCTTTAATTTTTTGAACGAATTTAAGCCTAATATATGCTGCCCCTGCTGCACTAAAGAATATGTCCTAAAGTCGTGAGGTTGCCAATATATATTCTGATCAAAAAACAATCCTAAATAATAAGTAGCATAATGACTCTTTGGATTTTCTTCTTCTAGTGGTAAAAATTCTATATCAGGATGCTCTTCTCGCAGTATCTCGTTTATTCTTTCTGCTGCATACACAATCGCTCTGCATCTATGTATATTAACAAATTCTCTTATAGCAGCAAACATATATAGGGGGTCGCCAAGTGTTTTTTGCATCATCTTAAATCCTACACACCTGTTAGTTAAGTCCATTGTGTGTTTAAAAGATTGACCTGTTCTGCTATTTGTAACCTCAAGTCGATATGGGATAAAATACTTGAAATTAAATGCCCACTCGGTATTAGATGGCATCATCTCATCTACATATATATCATTGGTTTCTGAATTATATACCTGTACTTTCCAAACCTCATCTCCGTCTGGTAGTTTTAATCTTGCTCCGCAATTAAAATCATATCTAATTCCTGTATCAGCATCTAGTTGTGTTGGTTCTGCCGATACTACCCCAAAATCAGAAGCTATTAGTTTTACTATCTCTTTCATTATATCTCCTTTACAAATACATAAATTCTACTTCCCATCCGTCTTGTGTATACTTAATTCCCAAGACCTCTACTCGATTTCCTGCACAAACTATCTCGTTTTGCCTGTTTCTGTGAATTTTTCCGTAATCATATCTTTTCCCTCTATGTGGGTACCCCCTTAAATCCTTGCACAGGAAAATGGATGTGAGTTCAAATCTGTCCCCAAGTAGATACATAAGAACCCCCCTGTCACCAACTTGTATAGGCTCTTTTCTTCCTAACCCTCTACCTTTTCTTGGGGTAAAGCTAAACATCAAATCTAAATTCCTAATATGCCTTACAACTGGAAATCCTCTACTGCTTAAATCTAACTCTAATCTACACATAAACACCTCCTAATATCCGTAATCATCACTAATTGCTAAAATATTCTCTCTTAATTCAGTTACATAATCCTCAATATTTCCTAAAAATTCAGCAGTATTTATATCTTCTGGATTAGTTACTGATACGCCGATTCTGGGGAAGTACTCGTCTATTGCCCAGGTGGGGGGCATTTCTGAGTCTAAGTGGGTTTCTGTCCAGTATTTATAATTTTCCTTTTCATCTGGATAGTCTCTTACTGCGTGTCGATATGCTCTGTACTCTGATCTACTCATTGATAGAATCTTGTCTTGGATTTCTGGCACACCCAAATCAAACAAAAAGACTACACTATCAGCTAATGGATATATATCAACTAGGGTAAGTCCATAATCTGTTACTAAAGTATTGATAAGTAAAATTTCTATTCTGTGTAATTCCCTCATTGACTTTTTCATTTAATCTTCTCCTTTATTTTTTCTTACATTATGGTAGTACCAATGATTATACTCTCTTCTTTGTTCTTTTTGTTTGTCTGTTAAATTAGCTCTCCTTTTCTTTTGCGATTTTCTCTCTGACTCCCTTACCCTTTCTATATTTCTCTCTCGATACTCTCTTTGATATTCCAGCAACCTCTCTCGATTTTCTAAGTAATATTGTCTTTGGTATTCTCTTATGTCACTCATTCTAATAACCTCCTTAGTTGTTTTATTTCCTTTATATCTGCTGAACCTATATCCTCTGCATCTGTTTGTAATATAAAGACTTGAGAATATAAACTTAATCTGTCTGCTAACTTAGACGCCTGAATAGATGCTTGTTTTTCCGAGTCAAAGCAGATGTATACTTTGCTGAACTCTTTTAATAGATTGACTTGAGCTTCTGTATATGCTGTTCCCCCTAAATGTACCGCACCATCTCCAATCATTAAAGCGTCAAACACTCCTTCACAAACTAAAACCTTATCAAAATTGCAAAAATCATACCCCCAGACAATATCCTTTATGTTCATTTTTTCATTCTCTGGTTCTGCATTTAGATATTTAGCTCTTGATTCGTTTGTGTAATCTCTGCCTTGATATGTTACTATTTCACCATTAAACCAAGTAGGAATTATGATACGATTTGGCATAAGCTCTGCATCATATTCTGTATAGTAAATTTTATGCTTTTTTACTATATTCTGTAATTCTCTTATATTATGGTATGGGAAACGGCTTTTTAGGTATCTATATCCTCTATTCTCAGGCTTTATCTTGTGTCCTATAGGTAAGATACAGTTTTTAGTTGAAGCCTTAATTTCGCTATCTATTTGCTCTGTATTACCTATTGCTTTTTTCAGGTATCGTCTAATTATTGTTCTTGCTTGCTGGATATTTATTTGTAGGATTTTAGATATTGTTTTAACTTCACTATGATAACCACATCTATAACAATTAAATCCGTAGTTCTCTTCTTTGTTAAATCCCATATGAAACTTATAGTCACCCTCTAAACAAAACGGACAATTAACCTGAACCCATCCGTATCTGCAATGTTCGTTTCCGGTTTCCCTATGATCTATATTAAAATCCTCTAAGAGCTTGATTATCATTTTAAATATCCTGCATTGTTGGTATGTTCATTCTACATACACTTAAACCAATAATCAGCATCTATGTCTATTATCTTGACTAAATTAAAAACATCTTCTATTACTTCACTACACAACCCAGCGCACAAAGCTACGTCAGCAAGTCCGAGGGCGGATTTATATATACTACAGGTTACTCCAAAAATCCTATTGTCATTTATAAGTGTTCTGATGTAATCTAAGTTTATACATATATCCTCTGTAAGCTGAGATATACAAAACTCTTCCGTACAATCCTTAAGCTCACTCAACTTCTCTAATTGCTTATACAGCTCAACTATGGTATCAAAGAAATCTTCCTTAATCTTTTTCATCTT